AACCTAATACGTGAAGAAATAGGAAAAGTTTCACAGTATGGCAAGTATGGAGGATTGAGCATGATTTCAAAAATAAAGATAGGCTATGCAAATTACGAAGTGCTTGAGGTAGAATGCGTTAATAAGTTTGAACCTAGAAAAGGCGAGATAGATTTCTTTAACCGTCAAATTCGAATCGATCGAGATATGACGACCGAGGATAAAAGAGAAACATTGCTACATGAAATCATTCATGGTCTCGATGAGTTTATGAAGATCGAGCTGGATGAGGATCAGGTACGGAAGTTAGGCGCTGGTTTGGCGATGGTGCTAGGCGATAACCCTAGTTTGCTCACGTCATAATCGGTGCTTTTTATTTTGGATTTGGAGGTGATGCGGGATGGCGAAGCTCACGCCTAAGCAGCAGAAGTTTGTCGACGAGTACCTGATCGATCTCAATGCCACTCAGGCGGCAATCAGGGCAGGATACAGTCCGAAATCGGCAGGTACGAATGCAGACAAGTTACTAAAAAACACTAAAATTCGCGCATATATCGAGGCTCGCATGGCCGAACATTCGCGGCGTACGGGCGTCACGCAGGAGCGCATCATCCGCGAGCTCGCCCGCATTGCCTTTCTGGATCCGACACAACTCATTGACATGGATACGGCCGAGCTGCTGACTGACGCCGCGGCTGACGACAGGGCGGCGATCGCCAGCGTGAAGGTCAAGACAATGAGCGGGGAGACGGAGATGATCGAGCGCGAGGTCCGGTTTGCGGACAAGATCAAGGCTTTGGAGCTCCTCGGCAAGCGGTTCGGTATGTGGATCGACAAGCAGCAGGTCGACGTCCAGGGAGCCGTCCAGATCGTCGACGACGTACCGCGAAATCCGGAGCAATGACGAGCTGGAGCGAGATCGTGCAATTTGCACTTTGTGTATGAAATCAGCCGGCAGCGTGACCGAGCGGTGCCGGACAAAATCGGCCGTAACGGTCAAAATCGGCTGATTTTGGAGATCGAGCATTCAGACATATGTACATAATCCCGAATTTTGTACATATGTCCGCGCGGAGGTGGCAGGGATGAGATGCAGGTACGGCTGACAGACCTGATCGCGCCGAGCTTTTACGAGGTGCATCACGCAATCAAGGATGACGCGGCGACACACTTCCTCCTTGGCGGCGGCCGGGGCAGTACGAAATCCTCGTTTACGCCGACAGAGATCGTTCTGGGCATGATCGCTGACCCGGATGCGAACGCAATTGCGCTGCGGAAGGTCAAGGACACGCTGCGCGAATCAGTCTATGCGTCATTCGAGTGGGCGCTCGACAAGCTCGGCGTTGCGCATCTGTTTGATTGCCGGGTATCGCCGATGCAAATCGTCTACAAACCGACCGGCCAGCGGATCATTTTCCGCGGTGCCGATAACCCGATCAAAATCAAGTCCTTGCGGCTGCGCAAGGGCTATTTTAAGTTTGTCTGGTACGAAGAGGCGGACGAGTTCGGCATTGAGGACATCCGCAGTATCAACCAGACGCTGCTGCGCGGTGGGCAGACGTACAAGGTGTTCTACACCTACAATCCACCCAAAAGCCGCAAGCGCTGGGTGCATGAATACAAGAGCAATCCGCCGGCCGGCTGGTATGTCCACCACAGCACCTATTTGGGTGTGCCGCGGGAGTGGCTCGGCGAACAATTCTTCATCGAGGCCGAGGCATTGCGCCAGCGGAATGAGCTGGCGTACAGGCACGAATATCTGGGCGAGGATGTCGGGACCGGCGGCGAGGTGTTCACGAACCTCACGATTCGCCGGATCAGCGACGAGGAGATCGCGGCATTCGACCGGATCAAGCGCGGGCTTGACTTCGGGTTCGCAGCGCACCCGACGCATTACGCGGTCATGCACTACGACGCCACGCGACGCCGCCTGTACATCTTCTACGAGATCCACAAGGTCGGCATGTCGAACCGGTCGCTGGCCGATGCCATCAAGACAGAAAACAAAAGCAACGCCCGCGTGACGGCTGACAGCGCCGAGCCGCGGACGATCGCGGAACTGCGAAACCTCGGCGTGAACATCACCGGCGCGAAGAAAGGACCGGATTCTGTGGAGCACGGAATCAAGTTTTTGCAGGACCTGGACGAGATCGTGATCGACCCGGTTCGCTGTCCGAACACGGCGCGCGAGTTCGAGGGGTATGAACTCGAGCCGGACAAAAACGGGGGATGGAAGGAAGGATATCCGGACAAGAACAACCACAGCATCGACGCCGTCCGGTATGCGCTGGAAAGCGAGATCCGCGGCCCGGCCATCAGCTTCAAGTGAGGGAGGTGATCCTTTGACGCCAGAAATGCAACGCATTACATCAATCCTCGAGGCGGGCGCCAGGTCGGCCATGACGCTGGAAGACATCATCAAGCAGGAAGTCAGCGATTGGCTGACGTCTGACGAGCGCCGATGGATGGTTACCGGGCAACGGTATTATGTCGGTGATCATGACATCCTGCGGCGGAAGCGCACGGCGATTGGTGAGGATGGCGAACTGATTGAGGTTAAAAATCTCGCCAACAACAAGCTTGTGCATGCGTTCGTGCGGAAGCTCGTCGACCAGAAGGTCGGTTATCTGCTCGGGAAGCCGCTCAGCATCCAGACTGAGAATCAGAAGTACCTGGACTTGTTGAACGAGATTTTCGACAAGTCTTTTTTGCGTCTGTTGAAGAACCTGGGCAAGGAAGCGGTCAACAAAGGCAAAGCCTGGCTGCACGTCTATTACGATGAGGATGGCCAGCTGTCGTTCAAGAAAATCCCGTCTGAGGAGATCATCCCGCTGTGGCGAGATGCGGATCATACGGAGCTGGATGCGGCCATCCGGGTTTACGAGATCGAGGCATATGAGGGCACGCAGAAACGCATCATCACCAAAGTCGAGTTTTGGGACACGGCAGGCGTTCGCCGTTACGTGCTTGACAATGGCGGCCTGATCCCGGACGTGGAGGCAGGCGAGGAAGGCAGCCATTTCACGGCGGTCGTTGCTGGACAAGATCAGCCGCTCAACTGGGAGCGTGTGCCGTTCATCGCGTTCAAATACAACGATGAGGAGCTGCCACTTATTCGGGTCGTGAAATCGCTGGTGGATGAATACGACGCAAGAACGTCTGACCATGCGAACAACCTGGAGGACTTGCCGAACAGTATTTACGTGCTCAAAAACTTCGACGGACAAGACCTGGGTGAGTTTCGACGGAATATGTCTGTATATCGGGCCGTGAAGGTAATGGGCGACGACGGCGGCGTCGATACGCTCAGCATCGACATTGACACCGAAGCGACTGAGAAGCATTTGGACCGGCTGCGCAAGGACATCTATGAGTTTGGACGAGGGGTGGACACGCAGTCTGAGAAGTTCGGAAACAGTCCGAGCGGCATCGCGCTGAAGTTCCTGTATGCCGACCTGGACATGGACGCGAATATCATGGAAACCGAGTTCCAGGCGAGCCTCGAGCAGCTCATGTGGTTCGTGAATATCCATTTGGCCAATACTGGCGCTGGCGACTTTATGCACGAACCGGTCGAGTTCGTTTTCAACCGCGACATCCTCATCAACGAGACCGACGCGATCACGAACATCCGGAACAGCTCCGGTATCCTTTCGGACGAGACGCTCGTTGCGCAACATCCGTGGGTCACGGATGTGCAGGAGGAGCTGGATCGCATACAGAAGCAGCGGGAAGAGCGCTCGGAGGCTTACGGCGGGCTGCCACCTGGTGAGCAGGCAGACCAGACGAGCGGTGACGACGAATGAAGCCGGAAGAATACTGGGCCCGCCGGATGGACCAACTGAACGAGGCGATGCTGAGCCGCGGCGAGGAATACATCCGCCGGCAGCGCGAGGAGTATGAACGGGCGCTGGCGAAGATCCGCGAGAAGACGGAACGTTGGTACGCCCGGCTCGCAAAAAACAATGACATCAGCATCGCAGCCGCCCGGCAGCTGCTCGATCGGAACGAGCTGAAGGAGTTCCATTGGACGGTCGAGGAGTACATTCAGCGCGGGCGAGAGAACGCCGTCGACCAGCGCTGGATCAAGGAGCTTGAGAACGCGAGCGCGAAGGTGCACATCACACGCCTGCGTGAGCTGGAGATCCACCTGCAAAACGAGATCGAGAACCTGACTTCGCGCCGGCTCAAGGGCACGACGGACACACTCGGCAGCATCTACAAGGACAGTTACTACCGCAGCGTGTTTGAGATTCAGAAGGGCACCGGAGTCGGCACCTCGTTCGCGCAGCTCGATGACAGGCAGATCGACAAGGTGCTTGCGAAGCCCTGGGCGCCCGACGGCTCGAATTTCTCGGCGCGGATCTGGAAGGACCGCGACAAGCTGGTCAGCGAGCTGCAGACGATTCTGACGCAGGATCTGATCCGCGGCGAGCCGGCTGAAAAGGTGATCTCGGACTTCGCGGAGCGGATGGGCGTCAGCCGGCATGCAGCGGAGCGCCTGATCCGGACAGAGGCGGCGTATTTTTCCGGCCAGTCCCGGCTCGACGCCTACCGGGAGATTGGAGTCGAGACCTACAAGTTCGTGGCGACGCTCGACCGCCGGACGTCCGAGATCTGCCGCGATATGGATGGGCGCGTGTTTCGCCTCAGCGAGGCGCGGGCCGGTGTCAATTACCCACCGCTGCACGTTTACTGCCGGTCGACGACGATCCCGCATTTTGAGGATGCCGAGCCCGGCGAGCGGGCCGCACGGGCTGACGATGGTGAGACGTATTACGTCCCTGGGGATATGACGTACCGAGAGTGGGAAGAGAAACACGGTGCTGGTGGCAAACCGAAAGGCGCTCCGGAGCCGCAGCCGAATATCACGGAACCGCCGAAACCGGTCGAGCCGCCGGCCGTTCGCGTCACGGAACCACGCACGGCGCGCGAGATGGTCGACGAAACCCGCGAAGATCTCGACGAATACTATCGTTCGATCGTGGTGCATGAACCCGAGATCACGTCGACGGTGACGCGGATTGTCGAGGAAGCTGGCGGCGAAATGGCCGGTCTTGATTTCCGGATCAAAGCAAAAGATTCTTTCATCCGCAAAATAACAACTGACCTGGAGCATGATTTAAAGATCAATCCGGACCTGACGCCGATGGACGTGGCACGTTCGATCAATGACGTGCTACGCTATACGGCGGTGACAGACCCGGATCGATATTTTGCCCTTTACACGACGGTGATCATGACGCTGATCAACGAAGGGCATACGCTGCGGAAGGTCAAGAACGCATGGAAAGACGCGCAGAATCCGTACAACGGCATTAACGTCGTGCTGGTATCGCCGGATGGCATCACATATGAACTGCAGTTCCATACGCCGGAGAGCTTCGATCTCAAACAAAACAAGCTGCATGAACTTTACGAGGAATACCGGTTGTCTACGACTTCCAAGAAGCGTAAAATGGAACTGTGGGAAGAAATGATGAAGTTGGCTAATGGAATCAGGAAGCCTCCGGGTGTTGACAAAATTAGGTGAGGAGGTCGGTGCGGATGGTGCAGTATTATGCAATAACCAAATATGGTATGACAAAAACGGCGCCGTTCGCGCTCGTCCGTTTCAAAGAAGGCATATTCGAAATCTTTCGAAATGGGAGCTGGGAAGAGACTCGGCAGTTTGATGACATTCTTATCGGCGAATTCAATGACTACGAGATCATTACTGATGATGAGGCGAAAGCGATCCAGCAAAAGATGATGGCACGAATCACTTGAAGCACTCCCGCAAGTATGCGAGGGTGCTTTTGTTTTGCACAGAAAGCGAGGTGATGCGATTGGCTGTCGGGCAATATCGCCGAAGCACGATCTGCGAGGCCATCCAGTTTTTATCGACCGATCAGGTGCAAGAAATCATTGATTTCGTCGGGCTGCCCATTCAAATCGAATACGATAAGGCCGGCGATATCAAGTTGCGTGTAATTCGCGGTCCGCTCGAAGTGGTTGTCGCTCATATTGGCGATTATGTTGTAAAACATCAAAATGGCAAGCTTGAGGCCATCAAGCAGGCCGATTTCGAGTCACAATACGAACCTGTGGGCTCCGGATGAGACTTCCGGGGCCCATATTGTTGCCCTCTTTAAAGGTTCGGGGTCAAACTGAACGGAAGCCGATTGCTGGCGGGTTACCAGCCTAAAAACCTAATCGGGAGTGTTGAAAGTGGATCTGAAAGAACTGCTGGGTGGGGAACTGTACAATCAGGTCACATCGAAGCTCGGCGACAAGCACAAGATTGCCATCGTGTCGGACGGGAATTGGATCCCCAAATCCAAGTTCGACGAAGCCAACGAAGCCCGGAAGCAGGCCGAAGAAGCGCTGAAGGAGCGCGACAGGCAGCTGGCCGACCTGAAGAAGGCAGCTGAGGGCAACGAGGAGCTGCGGAAGCAGATCGAAGAGCTTCAGAAAGCCAACAAGGCCGCGACCGAGCAGTACGAAGCCAAGCTGCGCGATATGTCAGTGACGACGGCCATCAAGCTGGCGGTTGCTGGTCAGGCGCACGACCCGGACATCATCGTGCAACTGGTCGACAAATCAAAGATTGAGCTTGATGCTGCCGGCAACATCAAATCCGGCCTCGACGACCAAATCAAAGCCCTGCGCGAGAGCAAGGCTTTTTTGTTCGTCGAGAAAGACGGTTCCGGTGCCAAATTCAAAGGTGCCAAGCCGCCGGAAGGCGGGGACAAAGGCGGCGGGGGCGGCCAGAAGAATCCCTGGTCGCGAGAGCATTTCAACCTGACCGAACAAGGTCGCATTCTTCGGGAGAATCCCGAACTCGCCAAGCAGCTGATGGCTGCAGCGAAATAATCCCATGAGGTGATGAAAAGTGACGATCACTCGTATTGGCGATGTCATTCAACCGGAAATATTCGAACCGTACGTGATCCAGCGCACGATGGAGCTTTCGGCGCTGGTCCAATCGGGCATCGTTCAAAATCTTTCCGAATTCGACCAGCTGGCCAGCGGGCCGAATACGCTGGTCAACATGCCGTTCTGGAACGACCTGACCGGCGACTCTGAGACGATGAAAGACGACGGCGCGCTCACGCCGGGCAAGATCGGATCGAACAAAGACGTCGCCCGCAAGCACGGCCGCGGTCGAGCATGGGGCGCGAACGGCCTGTCCGCGCTGCTCTCCGGTGACGATCCGATGCGTGCCATTGCGGATTTGGTGGCCGCGTACTGGACGCGCGAGATGCAGAAGATTCTCCTGGCGACACTTGACGGTGTGTTCAAAGCGTCGAACATGTCCGGTCATGTGTTGGACATCTCAGGAGAAACCGGTGACGATGCGTTGCTCGACGGCGACAGTTTCATCGATGCGACACAACTGCTCGGTGATGCAAAAGGGTTGCTGACCGGCGTTATGATGCACAGCGCGGTGGAGGCATATCTGGCCAAACGACAGTTGATCGAGTACGTGCAGGAGAAAGATCAATCCGACCGCGTGCCGTACTTCATGAACAAGCGCGTCATTGTGGATGACGCCATGCCGTATGATACGAGCACGAAGACCGGCACGATGTACCTGTTTGGCGCAGGTGCAATCGCCCTCGGTAACGGTTCACATCCGCGAATTATTGAAACCGAGATCGACCGCGACTCGCTGGCTTCGTCCGGTGAGGATTTCCTGATCAATCGCCGGATCTTCATCCTCCATCCGCGCGGCGTGAAGTGGACTGAGGCGTCGGTCGCCGACGTGTTCCCGGAAAACTCGGAGCTGGCCAATGGTGCTAACTGGGAGCGCGTCTATGAGCCGAAGGCGATCCGGATTGTAAAGCACGTGTTCAAAATCGTGTGAGGTGATCTGGATGAGTCTGACAGGATTTCAACGCAGGCGACGTGAGTTGGCCGTGAAGGCGAAGGCCGTACAACTGCAAACTGATTCGGTTGAGCCGCAAGAAGAGGCGCCCGAAAAGACGAAGCGACGGAAGAAGGGCGGAGACCGCGATGTCGGCGGGTGAAGTCCTCGCCACGGTCAAACTCCGGCTGAGGCTGGATGACTCGCATGATGCGCTGATCGACTCCTACGTTCAGGAGATCGGTCAGCGCATTCTACATTACACGAACATGACGGATATTCCTGCCGAGCTGGAGCATACCTGGGCGTCGATGGTCGTCGATGCGCTCCGGATCGATCAGCCGAATGACGAGCAGATTGCGGCGACGGTCGGCGGTGGTGAGTCTATGAAGATCGGCGACACATCGGTGACGAGCGGCGGCTCCGGTGGTGGACTGTCGAACACGAGCAAATCGGTGATCGATCAGGTCGTGCTCAATTACCGGATTGACCTCAACCGGTATCGCCGAATGAGGTGGTGAGCGTGAACGTTGCGCGCTATCGTCGAGCGATTGAGCGATTGTACACGGACCGATGTACGATTTACCGGTATCAGGCCGTGAAAGACCCGGACACGAAGGAGACGAAGCAGGTTCTGCAGCCGGTTCATGTCGACCGGCCTTGTCGGATATCGCAACGTGCGCTGGGCACGAATGGTCAAACTGAGGCGCAGAATGACATCCGGTACGAAACGAAATTGTTCATCGCGCCGGAACTGGAGATACGACAGGGCGACTCGATCGAAGTCACCCGGGGAGGCGTGATGCGGCGTTACACGGCCGGCGAGCCGTTCGTGTATTCGACTCATCAGGAGGTCAGCCTGCAGCGCAAGGGGTGGGCGTGATGGGTCGGCGCTGGGGCGAATTCGACTTTGGCGACATGAAGGAGCTGAAGAAAAAGCTGAAGGACATGCGCAAAGACCTGCCTTCGGTTTTTTTCTACGGCTGCTTGCAGGAGATTGCGCTCCTGCTGCTCGCGAAAGTCGTGCCGCGAACACCGGTCGACAGTGGAGATCTTCGCCGTGGGTGGACGATCAGCCAGATTCTGAAAGTCAGAGGCGGTTGGCAGATCGAAGTGATCAACCCGGTGGAATATGCGATTTACGTCGAATACGGACACCGTGGTGTGTATGTGCCGGAGTTGGGGGTTACCCTGCACGTCGATACCCACTGGACGGAGGGCAAATTCATGCTGACGCTCAGTGAGCAAGAGGTCGAGCGTGCCATCCCCCGCATCATCCAGAAGCGGCTCGATCACTTGTTGAAGACATATCTGAGGTGGTGAACGTGCAACCTGTCACGATCAACGACGCCCGGCGCGCTGTCAACGCTGCAATCGACGCCGCGTTCCCGGACATCCCAATATCCGGCGAGCCGATCCCGCAGAATCTTGCGCCGCCCTACTTCTTCGTCAAGCTGCTGGAGCCGGCGCATACCCGAGAACTCGGCCGTCGGTACCTGCGCGTCCATCCGTTTGACGTGCACTACTTCGCGCCGGGACGCGAGAACGCGGACATGTATGACATGGCCGACCGGCTGACTGCAGCGCTTCAGCAGATTTCGGTCGTCGGCCGGGTGGTTCACGGGACCGGCATGCGGTTTCAGGTTGTCGATGAAGTGCTGCATTTCTTCGTAACATACAGTTTTCACGTTTGGGCGCCGAAACCGGAAGATCCGGCCATGCAGACGCTCAACGTGCGGGAGGGAGTCAAGTGAGCAAAGACAAAGCGGCTCCGAAGTTCAGCAAGCGGCAGCTTATCCGATCCCTGAACTTCACGCCGATCCAGAAAGACGTACTGCGGGCCGTCCTGAAGGACGACGAGCAGTACACGCTCGATCAGGCCCACAAGCTGATCGAGGACTACGCAAAGAGGAAGGTGACGTAACATGGCTGGAGGTACGTGGACGGCGCAGAACAAGGTGCGCCCCGGCGTCTACATCAACTTCAAGTCTGAGCCGCGGGCTGCCGGCACGCTCGGCGAACGCGGCATCGTCAGCCTGCCGCTTCCGCTCTCCTGGGGGCCGGCAAAGCAGGTGATTGCCATTGAGGCCGGAGAGGACACGTTCGCAACGCTCGGGTATCCGATCACGGCGCCGCAGCTGCTGCCGGTCCGCGAGGCGATGAAACGGGCGCAGCGGCTGCTGCTGTATCGGTTGACGGACGGCACGAAGGCGACGGGGTCGGACGGTTCAAACCTTACCATCACGGCCAAATACGGCGGCATCCGAGGGAACGACATCACCGTCGTCATTTCGACGAATGTGGACGATCCGAACAAGTTTGACGTGCAGACGCTGGTCGACGGCGCAGAAGTCGACTACCAAGAGGCTGTCCAGAATGTCGAGGACCTCGAGGAGAACGGATGGGTCACTTGGTCGGGCAGCGGCATGCTGACGGCATCTGCAGGTATTGCGCTGACCGGTGGCGCGGACGGCGCCGCGACGGCGCAGGACTACCTCGACTATCTCGAAGCGATCGAGGTGCACGATTTCCACACGATCGGCCTGATGTCGACCGACCCGACGACGAAGGGCGTCTTTACCGCATTCGCAAAACGGCTGCGCGACGACGAAGGCAAGAAGATTCAGGTCGTGATGGAGAACTATCCGACGGCCGATTACGAGGGTGTCATCAGCGTGAAGAACGGCGTGGTGCTGGCGGACGGCACGACGCTCACGGCCGCGCAGGCCGTCGCATGGGTGGCCGGGGCAACGGCCGGTGCCGCCGCCAATCAGTCGCTGACCTATGACGCCTATGACGACGCCGTGGACGCTTCGCCGCGGTACACGAACAGCCAGATCGTTGCTGCGTTGCAAAACGGCGAGTTCGTGTTCACGGGCATCGACGGCCGGGCGGTCGTGGAGCAGGATATCAACACGCTGAAGAATTTCACGCCGGAGAAGGGCAAGGCGTTCAGAAAGAACCGCGTCCTGCGTGTGCTGGACGGTCTCGGCAACGACTATCTGCGCGTGTTTAGCCAGTCCTACATCGGCAAGGTGCCGAACAACGACGACGGCCGCAACCTGTTCAAATCCGAGTGCATCAACATCACGAACCAGTACCAGAACATCGGCGCGGTGCAGAACTTCGACCCGCAGACGGACATCGAAGTGCTGCCGGGCGCGGACTCGGATGCCGTCGTCGTGAACCAATGGGTTCAGCCGGTCGATTCGATCGAGAAAATCTACATGACCGTGACGGTCCGGTAAGGGGTGAGGCAGAGTGTTTTTCCGCGAAAGTGACGCCATTTCCGGCAAACAAGCCCGGGCGTACATCACCATCAACGGCCAGCGGGAAGAGTTGTTCTACGCGAAGTCTCTCGAGGCCACGCTCGAGAAAAACAAGATCGACGTGCCGATCCTCGGGAAGGCGAATACACCCCAGCGGTCGGCAGGTTGGTCTGGCAGCGGCACGCTGACGATCTACTATGTGACGTCGGTTTTCCGGCGCCTCATGATCGAGTACGCCAAAACCGGCCGGGATTTCTGGTTCGATCTCCAGGTCGTAAACGAGGACCCGCAGTCCAGTGCGGGCAAGCAGACGATCGTCCTGCGAAACTGCAACCTGGACAGCATTGTCATCACGCAGTTCGACGCGACGAGCGACGACATGCTCGAAGAAGAGCTGCCATTCACGTTCAGCGACGTCGACATGCTGGATCAATTCAATACCATCACGGGCGCCTGATTGGGCGCCCCTTCTATTCAGGAGGAATGAACGATGAATCTGCAAGAGTTTCTGAACAGTCACCCGGTCGATAATCTGACCGAGGAAGTGATCGTTTCGTCGCGATTCAAAGACGAGAAGGGCAACCTGCTCAAGTTCAAGATCAAGGCCATGACGTCCGCGGAGTTCGACGAGATCCGCCGAGCGTCGATGCAAATCCGGAAAGGCCGGAAGGTTGAATTTGATGCGCAGAAGTTCAATCTGAAGGTCGTCATCAATCATACGATTAATCCGAATTTCAAGGACGCTGCGAGCATCCAGAAGCTCGGCTGTCAGACGCCGGAGGACTACGTCCAGAAGGTGCTGCTTGCCGGCGAAGTGGCGACGCTTGCGCAGAAAATTCAGGAGCTCAGCGGCTTCGACGTTGAGATGGACGAGCTCGTGGAAGAGGCAAAAAACTGATCCGGGAGGGCGATAGTGAAGCGAATTACGCTTACTACGCCCTCCACAAACTGCACATGCTTCCGAGCACGTTCGTGAATCTGCCGCGGGAAGAGAAGGCGTTCGTCATCGCCTGCATCGACGAGCGGATCGCGGCGGAGAAACGGGCGATGCAGAAGCCAAGGAAGCGATGAAAGGAGGTTGACGCCGTGACGACGCTGTCATCGACAATCCGTATGATGGACGCGATGAGCGGGCCGCTGGGCGGCATCATCCGGCAGATGGAAAAATATATATCGACAGCCGAACGGGTCAACCAATCCATGCAGGTGCCGGCGGCGTCGGCTTCGGCGACCACAAAAAGCATCGTTCCGGCGAAGGCGATCAGAGGACAGCAGCAGATGATCAGCAATAACCGGCTGCTGATTATGCTTGGACAGGCGATGGTCGCGAAATTCGACGAGCTGACCCATGAGGTCCGACAGATCAACAGCGGGATCGGGCGGACGAACCAACTGTTGACGCAGACCAACGCAGGCGTAACGCGTATCGGCCGCGGGATGCACAATATCAGGGTAGCCGTCACCCAAAACAACCAAGCGCTGCGGCAAAGCGCAAACGCCATTCAGCAGGCAAGCAAGCATCAGCAAACTTTCCTGCAGCGTCTCCGCGAAAGTCGAAGCTCTGCAGATGGACTGGTTTCCACACTCAAGCGAGCGGCGGCCACGTATCTCTCCATTCAAGGAACGAGAGGGATTACGAATATCAGCGACGCCTACGTCAACACGCGAGCCCGTTTGGATCTGGTAAATGACGGTCTGCAAACGACTGAAGAGCTTCAAAACAAGATCTTCGCCGCGGCAAACCGTGCGCGCGGGCTCTATTCGGACATGGCAGGCTCGGTTGGCAAACTGGGGCTGCTAGCTTCCGAAGCGTTCTCCAGCACCGACGAAGTCATCGCGTTCACTGAACTGATGCAAAAGGCGTTCCGGATCAGCGGCGCCAGCGCAATGGAGCAGCAGGCCGGCATGTATCAGCTCACGCAAGCGATGGCTGCCGGACGGCTGCAGGGCGATGAATTCCGCTCGATCATGGAAAACGCTCCAATGCTTGCGCAGGCCATTGCCGACTTCACAGGCAAGAGCAAGGGCGAGCTGAAGGAAATGTCCGCTGAGGGCACGATCACAGCGGACATTATCAAGGGGGCGCTGTTCTCAGCGGCGGATGAGATCGAACGCAAGTTCGGCCAGATGCCGCGGACATTCAGCGATATCTGGAATTCGGTCAAGAACTCCATGCTGCAGGAATTTGGTCCAGCGATCGAACGCATCAGCGCGATGCTCAACGATCCGAGCATGCAAAACAGCATGCGCAGCCTCGGCCGTACCATCGCTGACGCGGCAGTTATGGCCGTTAAACTCATGGATATCATCGGCAAGGTGAGCGAATTCGTGCGCAGCAACTGGACGGTCATCGAGCCGATCATCTGGGGCGTTGTCGCAGCCATCGGTGCATGGACGGTCGCCCAATGGGCGCTCAATATCGCACTTGCCGCCAACCCAATCGGGTTAATCATCATGGCTGCCGCTGCGCTGATTGGCCTCATTACTGCGATCGTTGTGTGGATCGTCAAATTGTGGAAGACCAACGACGAATTCGCGGCCAACTTACTCAGGGCGTGGAATAAGATCCTGAACTGGTTTGACCAGGTCCCCATTTTCTTCGCGCGCGTCGGGATCGGGATTCAGACCGCGTTTTGGAATGCTAGAGCCGAAGTGCTGCAGACTATGGAGGATCTCGTCAACGGCGTGATCGACCGTATAAACTGGCTGATCGAGCGATTGAATAGTATTAAAGGCGTGTCACTGGAAGCGATCCAACACGTCGAGTTTGCAGCAACAGCTGCGGCCCAAGCAGAGGCCATCCGGCAAGCCGGTGAAGAAGCGATCCGCCAAATGGAGGAGAAAGCTGCGCAGAAAGCCGCGGAACGCGAGCAGAAGGTGCTTGATTTTCTCGAGGATCGCGCCGCCAAACGTGCTCGCGAGGAGGCCGAGAAAGAGGCAGCGGCGGCAGAGCAATATGGCGGGTATGACTATTCACAATGGTTCCAGGACCCGAAACTCAATTCGGTTGGCGAAGTCAAAAAAATCCGCGACACCGTCGATATCTCCAGCGAAGACCTGAAGGTGATGCGCGACCTGGCCGAGATGAAGGCGATTCAGAACTTCGTCACGCTCACGCCGACCGTGCAGGTCACGACCGGTCCGATCGCGCAGACCGTTGACGTCGACGATGTCATCGCGCGGATTGTCGATCGCACCACGACTGAACTCGAAGCGTCGGCGCGCGGAGTGTATGCTTGACGCAACTGCTTCAAATCCGCGGCGTATATACCGATACAAGTATCGGGAGGGATTGCCTATGAAAAAAGGTTTGATCGGACTTGTACTCGGTATCATCATCGGCGCCGCGGCGACGCTGGCCGTGCCGGCATACGCCGCGGTGAAGCAGTATCTTGCGACCGAGTACACGCAGCCGGTCGTTGTTAACGGGAAGACATATTCTGATCCGGAATATCCGATCCTCGCATACAACGGCCGCACGTATCTGCCACTCGCGAAGGTCGGCGAGCTGCTGGGCGCGCCGGTGCGGTATAACGACCAGCTGAAACGGGTTGAGATCGGAGCGTCGGTGCCAACAGAAGAAGTCACGGTCGTTGAGAAGGACATCAGCGGCGGACAGACCGGCAGCCCGGCGGCAACCGACGGCCCGGCTGGCCGCAAGAATGACTACCTGAAGCCGGATACCGAATTTGTCGAGGAAGAAGAACCGGGTTACAAGGGTTATCCGGATTCGGCTGATCCGTCGTATCAGTGGGCGCAGTTTATCGGTCGTGAAGACATGCCTCCACTGATGAGCGAGGGCTGGATTTCAGAGGCAATGCTCCGTGAGATCCACAGCATTTATATTAGGCCCAGTGATGATGATCTGAATGTTTGGAATTTCGTGACCGGTGCACTCTGGAAGGAAAGGGTGCTCGGATCAATATCAGTTGCACAAGAAATGAAGGACGCAAAAAACGGGGAGTTCTCGTTTGATGGGGTTCGAATTATCAAGTATTATGGGAATTACTTTTTCAGCATTGAAGACTTGAAAAGCAAGGGCATCATTGAATAGCAAAAAAGGCGCTCCGATATGGGGCGCTTTTTGTATGCGCCGGAGGTGGTAAGTGATGGCGGTTGAAACGACGCCATTCACTATGGCGATCAGTTGGAATAACAACGAGGAAGGATGGCCGTTTCCTGTCCTGCCGGGAAAGGTAGAAATTGAACGGAATGAGGATGGGAATGACTACCGCATAGTCGGAAAGGGTCCGATTTCTCCGATCGAGAAACCGGATCTCGCCAAAATCAGTTTTGAGTCCTTTTTCCCGGCACAGAGATATCCGTTCTGCGGTCTAATCAAGCACATCAATCGTGATACAGACCAACCCGACCCGAACGCATACGTGAACGATATCAACAAGTGGTGGCACAGCGGCTATCCAGTCCGCTTCACATATGTCGGCGCAAACGCTGAAAATGATCTGTACAAGATCTTCTTGCCTATGAAAATCGTCTCCTTCAAGCGCTGGGAAGAAGCCGGCAGCCCGGGGGACATTTTCTACCGACTCGAGCTTAAAGAATACGTCTTCTACGCCCCACGGCGTGCGCGCCCCGTCCAGCAGCCGGACGGCAGCGTGAAACTCGTCAAGGACCCGCCGAAGCGCTGGGACCCGCGCGTGCCGAAAGAGACGTACACCATCCAGCCGGGCGACACGCTCATTAAGATCGCGCTCAAGGAGCTCAACGACTCGTCACGTTGGCGCGAGATCCAGCGGCTGAACAACCTGACTGATGCGGACCTCAAGCGGCTGCAGGTCGGCCAGGTGCTGAAATTACCGAAACGGGAGTGAGAAGGATGAAACAGTTGGATGAACAACGCGTGAGGGAGATTGTGCGGGAAGAATTGGAGAAGATCGCCGCGCCCACGGCGATCTCCGTCGACAAGATCATTGAGGAACTCAAGAATTGCGTTGATCTTGAGTTGTCTCAAGCAGCGCCCGTTTATGGTACTCCTGAATAGCCAATGTGGCAACACGTGCTGCTACTCTGGCGAAAACGGGTGTAATTTGCTTTTTCTCTGATTCAGGCAGCGATTCAATGTATTTTTCAAAGGCTACCTTTTCAATCGCTTCAAAATCTTCTGGTTTCACAGTCTCACCTCCCCCGCATGTACAAATTTGACACGTGGGATGTATTACCTACCAAAGGTAGGTGAAAAAACTTGCTCGAAACTGTCATCGACAACCGAAACGGCGTGCTGTGGGACGTCTCGCAGCTTGTGCCGGAATTGAGTTGGAAAACATCACGGATCGGCAAACCCGGTCAAGTGGACATGACTCTCGTCCGCGGCCCATCCTACCAGCAGCAGGTCGAGGTGAGTCCGGGCGACGTGATCCGGATTCGCTTGGATGGCCAGAAGTTCTTTATGGGTTATGTGTTTTCGATCGAGGAAACCCACGAACGCGAGCTGCGGATCACCGCATACGATCAGATTCGCTACCTCATGGAGTCCGACACCTATGTCCGGACGAACGTGACGGCGACGCAGGTGATCAAAGACAACGCGCTGGCCGTTGGCCTCATCCTGGGCGAGCTGGCGGACACGCAGCACAAGATACCGCGCTTTCTCCAGGACAGTCAAAAACGGATTGACATCATCTGTGCGGCGCTCGACGAGACGCTGATGGCGACCGGCCGACTGTACGTCTTTTACGACGATGCTGGGAACCTCGTGCTGCGGGACGTTGAAGACATGGCGATCGACCTCATTCTCGGCGACGGCAGCCTGGTCTACGGATACAGCGTGAAACGCGAAATCGACACGGACACTTACAACCGGGTCAAACTGGTCAAAGACAACAAAAAGACTGGCCGGCGTGAGGCGTACATCGTCCAGGACAGCTCGACCATCGCCCGCTGGGGCCGGTTGCAGTACTATCAGAAAGTGGACGAAGGCCTGAACGAAGCGCAGATCACGGCCATGATGAATCGCTTCCTCGAACTCAAGAACCGGGAGCAGCGGCGCTTTTCGCTTGAGGCGCTCGGCTATCCCGGCGTGCGCGCCGGCGTGAAGCTGCAGGTGACGATGGAAGAGCTGGGAGTCAATCAGTTTTACCTGGTCGAGGAGTGCACGCATCATTTTAGCGGCGACGAGCACACCATGGATCTGGAGCTGAAAGTCTATGGCTAGTCTCAACGACGTGATCAAACGCATCGCCCGTGAGCAGATGGAAGCGGCGCAGCCGGCCGCCGTGATGTACGGAACCGTCACAAGCACGAATCCGCTGGAGGTAAACGTCGATCAGCGTTTGCCGCTCTCAGCGGATTTTTTGGTTGTCCCGGAGCACATGACGGCCTATAGCGTCACGGTCGGTTCGCAGACCATCGAGATCCGCCGCGGGCTTGAGGCTGGCGACAGGGTGATCCTGCTGCGGTGTCCGGGCGGCCGCGAATACGTCATTGTGGGGAGGTTACCATGACGAGCATTTTACCACGGGGCGCGACGCCCGCCGAAGAAGAGATCACGCAGCCGAGCCGCACGTACCGGATCGACTTTGACCGCGGCCGGGTGGTCGGGATGGTCGACGGGCTGGATGCGGTCCGGCAGGCGGTCTTTAAGATCATCGAAACGGATCGATTCGCACATGTGATCTACGGCGGCCAGTTCGGCCGGCAGCGCGGCGCTCCGGATGAGCTGCAGTCTTATATCACGGAGGCGCTGCTGGCAGATGACCGGATTACGGCCGTCGACAACTTTCAGGTCAACTACGACGGCGACACAGCGACGATGTCGTTTACGGTTACGACCGTCTTCGGCACGACGACGATCGAAGGGAGGATTGGTCCGCTTGTATGAGGGACAAACGTTTGAGGCGATCCTGCAGCGCATGCTCGGTCGCGTGCCGGCCGACATCGACAAGCGCCCGGGCAGCGTGATCTATGACGCGCTGGCGCCGGCGGCTGCCGAGCTTGCGCAGCTGTATGCGGAGCTGGACATCAACTACAATTTGTCGTTCGCCGATACGGCCAGCGGCGAATATTTGACCCGGCGCGCAGCCGAGTTTGGCGTCAACCGCCGTCCGGCCACCAAAGCGCGCCGGCAAGGGCTGTTCTATGGCGCTGATGACACGCCTATGGACGTACCGATCGGCAGCCGGTTCGGTATTGACGGGCTGATCTACGCCGTCATCAGCAAGGTTGCGACCGGTGAATTCGTGCTCGAGTGTGAAACGTCCGGCACGGTCGGAAATCAGCCTTTCGGCGCCCTGCTGCCGATCGAATACATCGCCGGCCTTGCGCGGGCGGAGCTCGGCACGGTGCTCGTGCCCGGGGAGGATGAGGAAGACGACGAGTCGCTCCGACAGCGCTACTATGCGGCCGTCAATGAGCCGGCGTTCGGCGGGAATGTCGCGGACTACAAACTGAAGATCGGCGCCATCGAAGGCGTCGGCGGCGTCAAGGTGTTCCCGGTCTGGCAGGGCGGCGGTACGGTGAAATGCACGATCATCGCCTCCGATTGGAGTGCGCCGGCACCGGCGCTGGTGTCCGAGGTGCAGGAAGCAATCGACCCGACTGGCAGCAACGGGCAGGGGTACGGGCTCGCCCCGATCGGCCATACCGTGACCATCGCCGGCGTCCAGCCGGTGACGATCAATGTGGAGACGACGGTGACGCTTGATGCCGGCGTGAACGTCGGTCAGGTGCAGGGACCGATCGAGGAAGTCATCGAGACCTATCTGCTCAGCCTGCGGAAAGACTGGGCGTCGCAGACGCAGCTCGTCGTCCGGATTTCGCAGATCGAGTCGGCCATCCTGACCGTGCCGGGCGTTGTCGACGTTACCGGGACGACGCTGAACGGCTCGGCAGCGAATGTGACGTTGGATGCGGAGGAGATCCCGGTGCTCGGGACGGTGATCGTGAATGAGTGAACGTGTTCTGCAATACCTGCCCGATTTTTACCGCGAGATCGAGGATTTTGTCGAGCTGGACAAGACGGAGAGCGCGGAACTGGATGATCTGAAAGCGGCGGTACAGCGGCTGCTCGACGACCAATTCGTCTTAACGTCTGGGCCCGATGCGATCCGCCGCCGGGAGAAGATGCTGGGCATCCAGGCTGATCCGGCCAACGAGTCCATTGCCTTCCGACGCGCCCGCATCATCAATCGCTATTCGATGAAACCACCGTTTACGGCGCGTTTTCTGCAGGAGCAGCTTGACCGGCTCGTCGGACCGGGGCGGGCGCTGGTCGAAGTGGAGTCGGAAAACTATCTGCTGATCATCACGGCTGCCATTGACGATGTCGAGGTCTTTCGGGAAGTCGAGCATACCGTCAAGACGATTAAGCCGGCCAACATCGTGTATCAGCAGAATACGGCGCTGAATGATGATATCGAGCTTGTCGAAACGATCGTCACGCATGAAGTGACCTGGAATTACGTGCTCGGATCGTGGCAGCTCGGCGCCGCGCCGTTCGCAACATTGGGACCGGAGGTGCCTGTGAAATGATTGAGTCGACGTTTTTGAATGACGTGGCCAAGTACGTCGACAGCCGCGTTGCGAAAGTGGTGCTGAACGGGACGTACGTCATCACGAATTTCGAGGTGAAGCAGGTCACAGGCAACGTGCTGGCGCTGAAGTATCTCATTCCGGTCGCGGATGTGTCACTGGTCACGTCGATCGAGCTGAAAGACGCGGCGGACAACGTGATCAGCACGAACAACGTCAACATCCCGATTACGGCGGATCATCTCATGATCCAGTCGATTACGGTTAAGGAAGGTGATGCTTGATGGCAAAGACAGATTGGCAGATGGGGGATACGGTAAAGCCGGACGACCTGAACCAGATTGGGCAGGAGATCAATGAAAACGCGGACGCCATCACTGATCACGTTGCCGCCACCACCGGCGTCCACGGCGCCACGAGCGCGGCCACGCCGAACACGATTGTTCAGCGGGATGCGCAAGGCAGAATCAAAGCGGCGGCTCCGTCGGCGGCGAGCGACGTAGCGCGGAAAGCGGAAGTGGATGCAGTACAAACGAATCTTAACAATCATGTCAACGCTACTACTGGCGTCCACGGCGCCACGTCAGCGGCCACGCCGAATACGATTGTTCAGCGTGATAGCGCGGGGAGGTTTAAGGCTGCTGCGCCGGCGGCGAGCGACGATGTGGCGAGGAAGGCGGAGACGGATGCGGCGCTCACAGCAGCAACGGCGGCACAGGCAAAGGCGGATGCAGCACTCCCTGCGTCGCAGTACACGTCCGAAAACATATTGGCCAAGTTGAAAACGGTAGACGGTGAAGGCAGCGGACTGGATGCAGACATGTTGGACGGCCAACATGCGTTCGCTTTTTCCACAGCAGTAAACGCCGGCTACAATGAAGACCCGAACACGACCCAGAAAGCATATATCGTGACAAATCACGCCAATGCACCAATTGGCGGGGTTTTTTGGTACATTCGGACGTTTTTCTACAGTTCTTTGACCGGCAACCGGGCTCAAATTGCGATTCGGTACGCTAATTTCAATCAGATGTATATCCGGTATTACTTCAATGGTCTCTGGTCTCCGTGGGCTGAAGTCATAACAAACGAGAGGGCTTTTTTTGATACCGATTTGGTACTGCCCAACGGGAAGGGGTTATATATCAGAGACTCTAATGGTAACCCTCAAGTTATAGGTGCAATTGCTGGCAACAACATCATTATGTTCGGTGACGCCGACCTTCCTGTCGAAATCCGTGGTACGACTGTAAACATAAACGGCAGTAAGGTATGGCACGCCGGCAACGACGGCGCTGGTAGTGGCCTGGATGCCGATATGCTGGATGGTCTGCATGCATCGAGTTTTCTGCAAACTGCAGGCGGAACGGTGTCTGGTGCGCTGGCCGTTGGCGGGAATTTGACCGCAAACGGCGGAGAAAACCGGATCAAAAACCTGATTGTAAACGGTGGATATTTCGAGGTCGAATCCTATGGTAGTCAATATGGATCAGGGAAGTTGCGGACGTACTTCGACGCGAACAACCGTCGGT